TGCTAGGAGGCCAAATGGGTTTTGGATTATCCCTTGTTGGGACAGCTTTAGGTCAACAGCTAGATACAGCTAGCAAAGTTGCTACAGACTTTGCGAAGTCATTAAAAGAGGGGGGAGATGCGGTCGCATTTTTAAATGAAAATTTAAGCGGTGTATCGCCTGAAACTTTAAAACTTATAAGTAATTTACAGCAGTCGGGTCAGACCGCTGAAGCTGCAAAAGTCGCCTTTAATGAGTTAGCTAAAGCTATCGGTAAAGATAATGCCGCTGCTTTACAAAAAGCAGGCGAAGATACAAATAAGTATAAAGGAGTTATAGATAGACTTGCACTAGCTTTTATTGCCGCTGGATATAGAGCCAATGAATTTTTTGATCGCATTGCAAAAAATCCTTTAAACGAGCAAAAAACTTTTACCGACAAAGCACTGGAAAATCTTTTCCCTGGTGCTGCGGGTCCTACAAAAGCACAAACGCAAGATGCAACACAACGCGTAAAGCTTCTTTCACAAGAAACTGATATTTTAAGAACACAAGCGACATTAAGCACATTAAGCACTAAAAATAGTTTAGATAAATTTATGGTTTATAGTAAACTGCTTGCAACGCAAGAATATCTAAAAACTCAAGCAGAAATAGAATTTAAATTTAAAACTGGTAGTGTAAGTAAGGAAGAACGTTTGTTGCTGCTTACTCAGGCACGTTTGCAGTTACAAGTTAATTTGAATAATACTGAGCGGCAACGTATAGAAGAAGAACGGCGCAGGCAAGAAGAAGGACAGCGCCTTGCACAAGAAGCAGCGCAAAAACAAGAAGCTGCGCTGAGGGCTCGCACTACTATTCAAAAAGAATTATTTGATATTGAACTGGCCGTAGCTAGTCAGTTAATTAAAAGAGAGACTTTTGTAAAAGGGGAAACCGCAGGGCTTGATTTACAAATAAAGCAATACGATACTATATTGCAATATAAATTTCTTTCCTTAGCTATGGAAAGAAGATTGGCTCTTGCAGAAGCAGCCAAAGTAGGTACAACAAAACAAACACTAGAACTTTTTGAGCGCCGTAAACAGTTGCTAGAAGATGAAGCTCTGTTAGAGCGTCAGCAAGCGGCAGCCCGCAAATTAACTATGCAAATTGAAAAAAATATGCAAGTACGTTCTGCAGCACAGCCTATAAATGATTTTGTACAACAGCAAAATATGCAAAAAAACATAGCAAAAGAGTACAGTCGTTTAATTATGGAAGGTGTTCTTCCTGCAGAAGCTCAACGTCTAACTAATTTTAGTAAATTAGTGCAACAGCAGTTGCTTGAAAACGAAATACAGACAAAAAATATAGAACTTCAAATCACACTTGCTGAGGCTTCAACTATTGAAGCTCAAGCTAAAGGTGCCGTTGTAACTAAGTTAAAAGAAGAATTAGATTTACTCAAAAAGAAAGCGCAAGCTATAAAAGATGCAGCCGCTCAAGGTCCCGGCCCTGGAAAAACTGATAAAGAACGTCTCCAAGAAGAGCGCGATAGAGTTAAAGAACAATTAAATGAACTAATTGATCCTATAAATCAAATAAAAAATGCAGCCGAAGGCATAGGTACTGCATTTGCTAATTCGTTTAAAGGTATTATTTCCGGCACTATGACTGCCCAAGAAGCTCTCGCCAGCTTTTTCCAAAGTGTGGCCGACCGCTTCCTAGATATGGCAGCTCAAATCATCGCCAAGATGATCGAAATACAGATACTTAATGCTGCGCTAAGTATTTTCCCTGGTTTTGGCGGTGGTTTATCCAAAGGTGCAGATATAGGAGTAAAGGGCTTTTTCCTTCCTTCTCTGCTGCCGGGCAAAGCCGCGGGCGGTTCCGTAATGGCCGGATCGCCTTACATAGTCGGTGAAAAAGGCCCAGAGCTTTTTGTGCCGGGCAAGTCGGGCACCATTGTTCCGAACAATGCCCTCGGCGGCGGCGGTGGATCCACCAGCGTGGTGGTCAATGTTGATGCTTCCGGGTCTAATGTGCAAGGTGATGGCGCTCAAGCCGGTCAGCTAGGCAAAGCCATCGGCATTGCCGTCCAGCAAGAACTGATCAAACAAAAACGCCCCGGCGGCCTACTGGCTTAAACAATGGCTACTTTTCCCAGCTACAAACCCGTCTACTCAGCGAGTAAAAGCAGCCAGCCGGCTGTACGCACAGTCCAGTTCGGAGATGGTTTTTCCCAAAGATTGAGTTATGGCCTCAACCAAAACCCCAAGGAATGGTCCCTGACCTTTGACGTTACCGACACCGACGCCGATGTGATTGAAGCCTTCCTTAACGCTCGGGCCGCCGACGTCGCCAGCTTTGATTGGATGCCACCTGATGACAACGTGACTTACAAGTGGATCTGCCCTAGCTGGAATCGGGAGATGTACGACAACAAACGCAGCAAGATCTCTGTAACCTTCCGTCAGGTCTTTGAACCGTAATGGCATACGCAGCCTGGACCGCTAGTACTGCCTTTGCCGTTGGCAATATTCGGCGTTCTACAACGCTGCAAGCATCAGGCCTGGTTTTTCAATGCACGGTAGCTGGCACCAGTGGCGCCACAGAACCGTCCTGGGCAACAGACATTGGCAGTTACGTCACCGATAACACGGTCACTTGGGTTGCCATAAGTGGGGTCTACGAAGATTTAGCAGGCTTTGCACCAAGCGCAATCATTGAATTGTTTGAAGTAACACTTGATGCAACACTGCATGGCAGTACAGATGTCTATAGATTTCATGCAGGTTGCAACGCAAATGTTACCGGAAATATTGTATGGAATGGCAATCCATATATAAGAATACCGGTGATGGCAGAGGGCTTTGACTACACATCTACAGGATCATTGCCGCGTCCAACTTTAACTGTAGCCAATCTTGACAGCAGTATTAGTGCTTTACTTTTGTTAGTTAATGCTACAACACCCGGCAATGATTTGATTGGTGCTCAAGTCAAACGTATTCGCACCCTAAAAAAATATATTGATGGCGAAACAGCTGCTGATCCACATGCAAAGTTCCCAGATGAAATCTGGTTCATTGATAGAAAAGCTGCTGAAAATCGTGACACGGTGCAATTTGAATTAGCTAGTAAACTGGACATGGCTGGAGTAATGTTGCCTCGCCGGCAACTTGTAGCCAATATCTGTCAGTGGCAATATAAATCAACAGAATGTAGTTATACGCCAGTTGCAAGTTTCACGGGGACATACAATCTTCGCGCTTTGACTGCCACCTATTCACAAACGACAACAACTATTACGGTGACATCTACCGCCCATGGCTATGTTGTTGGCGATATAGCGTGGTTTGATTTTACAAGCGGCACTGCCGTAGATAGCTTTTTTTCAGTTGTCACTGCTTCTGCAAATACATTTACAATCACATCTGGGACAAGTGCTACAACAAGTGGAAATGTTGCGGTTTATTTATTAAAAGTCACGGCGACCGCCCATGGTCTATCTCTAAATGATTGCGTAAATCTAGATTTCACCAGCGGAACGGCAGTAGACGGTCAATACAAAGTGAATGTAGCCAATGCAAATAACTTTTGTTTGTCCATCAAGAGTGGCACAACAACAAGTGGTAATGTCACAGCAACGCAGTGGTACACACAAAACAATTCAGCTACCACAACATTGGCAAATGATTTTTGTAAAAAAACTTTGACAGCCTGCAAACTGCGTTTTGGCGACAATTTTGAGTTGCCTTTTGGTTCTTTCCCCGGAGTTGGGCTAACACAATGACACTTACACCTGCACTGCAAAAGCAAATCTTGGAGCACGCTCAAGCTGAAGATCCACGCGAGGTTTGCGGTTTGATTGCTGTTGTCAAAGGTCGCCGTCGTTATTTTCAATGCAAAAACTTAGCTGATACACCTGATGAGCATTTTGTGCTTGATCCCACAGACTACGCACGAGTGGAAGACCAAGGTGAGATTTCTGCTGTAGTACACAGCCATCCAATTAGCGCACCAATCCCTTCACAAGCAGATCGTGTAGCCTGCGAACGTAGCGGTTTGCCTTGGTACATCGTCAATCCAAAAGCTGAGACATTTGGATACTGCGAGCCTGTAGGTTATGAAGCGCCTTTGATTGGACGCGAGTTTGTGTTTGGAATATTGGATTGTTACAGCTTTTGTCAAGATTGGTATGCAGCAAACATGGGCTTGAAACTTGGTAATTATGATCGGCGCGATAAATTTTGGGAACGAAACGAAAATCTTTATCTTGACAATTTTGCCAATGAGGGCTTCCGGGTTGTGCCGTTTGACAGCCTGCAGTATGGGGATGCCATTTTGATGCACATTGATTCACCGTTGCCAAACCACGCTGCCGTGTACATCGGTGATCAGCAAATCGCGCATCACGTACAAGGTCGCCTCAGTAGCCGTGACGTGTACGGCGGCTACTATGTGAAGAACACAGCAAAGGTCTTGCGGCATGAAAGTCGTTAAGGTCTACGGCGCACTCCGCGAGAAGCTGGGTCAGTGCCGCTTTCAATTTGAGGCTGACACACCCGCTCAGGCACTAAAAGCCCTTTGCGTCAATTTCCCCGGCCTTGAAAAATGGTTGATTGATAGCGAGCAGAATGGTGTTAGCTACCGCGTGACCATTGGCAAAGAGAAAGTAACTACCGATAATCCATTTCCATTTGTACTGCCTTGGAGCGAAAGAGAAGTCTTGAGTTTTACGCCAATTATTTCAGGTGCTGGTGGTAACGCCGCACAGATTGGGATTGGCATTGGTCTAATCGCACTGTCATTTTTGCTGCCTGGTGCTGGTGCATTTGGCACAACCAGCATCTTTGGTCAACTTGCAGCCGGTACGGCAGGTCCATATGCACTGGGCGTTGTGGGTAGCAGCTTTGCTACCTCGCTAGGTACTGCATTTAGCTTGCTAGGCGCAGGGTTAGTGCTACGTGGCGTGGCACAAATGATTTCGCCAAATCCAGCGGCATCTAATGCAATCGGCATGTCAATGGAACGCGGTCCTGAAGCTGCCAAGCTGGAGTCATTTAGCTTTTCCGGCATAGTTAATACGGCAAAACAGGGTATGGCTTGCCCTGTTGCCTATGGGCGCGTCGTAGTTGGCAGCGCAGTTATTAGTGCTGGGCTGGACGTGGAGCAAGGCTAATGACAGCCATCCGTGGTGCTGGTGGCGGTGGTGGTGGCGGTTGCTTTCTAGGGCATACCCTGATCGCCACACCAACAGGCGAACGCCGTATTGATGAGCTACAGCCAGGTGATCTGGTTTGGAGCTTTGACCATAACGGCAAGATCCATGAAGCAGCAGTGCTTAAGGTCCATGAGCACCACAACGAACCTGTCACCAGCTACACGCTTTGGGGCGGCCAAATCCTTGACGCCACTCCAAACCATTGGGTACTTAATCAGTTCAATGCTTTTGTTGAGATTGATACCCTCGGCACTGACGATTGCTTAGTTGACCACAACGGGCATTTGCGCCCCATCATCAGCAAAACAAACGCAGGCACCGGCACTGTCTACAACCTGACTGTTGAAGGGCACCACACCTTCATTGCTGCTGGCATCCGTGTTCATAATGCAGGTCTTGGTCTTGGCATCGCTGGTGCTGGCGGCGGTGGCGGTGGCGGTGGCGGCAAAGGTGGTGGTGGTGGTGGCGGACAGGCTTATGTGCCAACAGAAACATCTGATAATATAAAATCAACACAATTTGCTAATGTTTTAGATCTATTGAGTGAAGGAGAAATACAAGGTTTAGATGATGGCGAAAAAAGCATCTTTCTTGATGACACACCTGTAAAAAGTGCTGCAGGCACAGCAAATTTTAGTGGTTATACAATAACAACTCGCACTGGCACTCAAAATCAGTCATACATCACTGATCTAAACGGCACTGAATCAGAAGAGTCAGTCGGCGTAACAATTACAAAAGCAACGCCTGTTATACGAACAATAACAGATGTTGATGTAGACAGAGTACGTGTGACATTGCAGCTGCCATCCCTTCAAGTTTTTACTAATCAAGGCGATATTCTTGGCAGTTCAGTACAGATAAAAATTTCCGTTCAGTACAACGGCGGCGGTTACACAGTTGTTCACGACGACACAATTAAAGGCAAAACATCAAATGCTTACCAGCGCGATTACATTGTCACTGTGTCTGGCGCCTTCCCTGTCGACATAAAAGTTGAACGTGTAACAGACGATCCGGCGACAACAAAAACTCAAAACATCATTAACTGGTCATCATACACAGAAATTATTGACGAAAAACTGCGTTATCCCAATAGTGCACTTGCTTTTTTGCGCTTTGATGCAAAAAACTTTAATAGTATACCTACTCGTAAATATTTAATACGAGGCATCAAGGTTCGCTTGCCATCTAATGCAACAGTTGACACTACAACGCATTTAGGTCGTGTCACCTATGCAGGTGTATGGGATGGCACATTTGGCGCAGCAACATGGTGCAATGATCCTGCTTGGTGTTTGTGGGATTTATTGACAAATACTCGTTACGGGGCTGCCATTCCAGAATCAAGCCTAGACCGTTATGACTTTTTTGCAATCAGTCAATACTGCAACGTTCTTGTAAGCAATGGTTTTGGGGGACAAGAACCACGTTTTTCCTGCAATTTGCTACTCAACAGTCGTGATGAGGTTTTTAATGTCATACAAGAATTTACAACTTTATTCCGGGGCATTGTCTATTACGGTGCAGGATCTATGGTCCTTCTGCAAGACAAGCCGAGCGATAGCCAATATATCTTGGGACCAGCAAACGTTGTAGGAGGCGTATTCACATACAGCGGAACATCGCAAAAGACACGACATACAACAGCAACCGTTGCTTATCAGACTTATGCAGGTCTTGGAGAAGTTGAATACGAATACGTTGAGGATGCAAACGCTGTAGCCAAATACGGAGTTATCAACAAAGACCTTAAAATGCTCGGTTGTTATAGTCGAGGTCAGGCGCATCGAGCCGGTAAATGGGCGCTGCTTAGTGAACAAAATTTGACGGAAACAGTGACATTTGCTGTGTCTATTGATAGCGGAATTGTCCTGCGCCCTGGCACTGTTTTTGATGTTGCCGATCCTACGCGAGCCGGTACAAGGCGTATGGGACGTATCTCTGCCGCCACGAGTTCCACCGTCACCGTTGATGATGCTTCTGTTTCTATAAATCTAAGCAATGCGCCAACTATCTCAGTGATTATGCCAACGGGTCTGGTAGAGACTCGCACAATTACTGCACGCAGTGGTGCTTTGATAACTGTAGGAACCGCTTTCAGCGAGGCGCCAAACGCACAGTCGTCTTGGTTAATTCAAACAAATGATATTCAAAGTCAAAAATATCGAGCAATCAGCGTCACAGAAGGTGAAGACGGCACATTTGGAGTCTCAGCACTAGCGTACAATGAAAGTATCTATAACGCTATTGAGTCTGATGTTGCATTAGTTTTTCTTGATATAACAAATTTATCAGCAACGCCTGAGCCACCAACAGCCGTAACTGGCAATGAATATTTATATGAAGATGGTCAAAATGTATTCACGGCATTTGAACTGAGTTGGAACCCGCCAACACAAGGCATCAAACCACTGTTCTATAAGATTGAGTATCGCTTAGGTGACGACAACTGGCTTACTGTTCAACCTTCAACTCCTAGTGTTACGCTTAAAAATCTCTCAGCCGGCAAATTAGATGTCAAATTACAATCAGTAACTAGCATCGGAAAATCAAGCACAGTTACTAATGCATCATTTACGTTAATTGGAAAAACTGCAATACCCGGGAACGTAGAAAATCTTACTTTTGAGGTTATTAATGCAAATTCAGGTCGATTGAAATGGACACAAACCGTTGACCTTGATGTAAAGGTTGGCGGCAAGGTTCACATTCGCCATAGCAGCTTGACCGATGGCAGTGCTACATGGAGCAACTCTGTTGATTTAATTGCTGCGGTAGCAGGCAATGCTACACAAGCAACAATTCCACTGGTTGAAGGCGAAGTTCTAGTAAAATTTGCCGACGATTTAGGTAATCAAAGCGCATCGGAAACCAGTGTAATTATTGATTTGCCAGATACCTTGGGTCCATTAATAGTATTGCAACAAAGAGAAGATCAGGAAACGCCACCATTTCAAGGCACAAAAACAAATTGTTTTTACAGTGATGAATTTGATGCGTTAGTCATTGATGGCTCAACAAGTTTTGATAGTGTCACCGATGTTGACGCACTGGTTACATTTGACGTAATTGGAGATGTTTTGTCATCTGCTCAATACGATTTTGCTAATGTTATCGATTTGGGCAGTGTTTTTTCTCTTGATTTAGTCCGTTATTTTGTGACCCATGGCTTTTTCCCAAGTGATTTAATAGATAGCCGTACAAATGATGTTGATAGCTGGTCTGATTTTGACGGAGGCATTGTTGATAAAGTAAATGCAAGCGTTGAAGTCAGAACAACAAATGACGATCCTGCCGGAACTCCAACTTGGTCGGCGTACCAAAAGTTTGACAATGGTACATACAAGGGACGTGGTTTTGAGTTCAGAGCAAAATTAACTTCAAGCGCAATCGATCAAAACATACGGATTGATGAGTTAGGTTTTAATGCCTCATTGCAAAAGCGCGTGGAACAAAGCGATGGAGCTATAGCTAGTGGAACTTCTGCTTTAACAATAACCTTCGCAAATGCCTTTTTTACTGGGACAGCTTCACTTGGCGGACTCAATGCGTATATGCCTAGTGTCGGCATTACCGCGCAAAATATGCAGAGCGGTGATTATTTCACAGTCACAGCTGTGCAGAGCACATCGTTTACAGTGCAATTTTTTAACAGCTCAAATGTCGGCGTGACCCGCAATTTCAACTGGAGCGCGGTTGGCTATGGCAAGACCGGCTAGACTGGACAACAGCTGAAAAGCACTTGCTCTTATGGCAACCCATGATTACGTCATTGCGAACGGCACTGGTGCCGCAGTTCGTTCTGACATCAACGGTGCGTTAGCTGCAATCGTCACCAATAACAGTGATACCGTTGCACCAGCTACAACCTATGCCTTCCAGTGGTGGGCAGATACCACAACAGGTTTGCTTAAGATTCGTAACGCTGCGAACTCAGCCTTCATCACCGTTGGCACATTAGGCAGTGCCAATCTTGCGCTGCTGCCACTAGGCGGTGGCACGATGACTGGGGCGCTGAATACAAGCGCAGGAACAGCCGCAGCCGTTGCGCTTGGAATTAACGATACAAACACGGGGTTTTTCAGCAGTGGCACTGATGAGATTGCTGTTTCAACTGGCGGCACGCAGCGAGTCACATTTAGTACGGCGTCAGTCACAAGTACTCTTCCTGTCCTTGGTCCTGATGCAACAGCGGCAGCGCCGGCTTATACTTTTTCTTCCGACACTGACACGGGATTGTTCAGGGTTGGCGCAAATTCTTTGGGCTTGTCAACGGGTGGCACAGTACGTGTAACCATTGCATCAACTGGTGACACTACATTTGCTGGTGATGTACTGCTGAGCGGCACTGGTCAGCTTGATCTGCCAGCTGGCACGACAGCCCAACGCAGCGGATCGCCCAACGCGGGGATGATCCGTTTCAACAGTGACCTCACCACCTTTGAAGGCTATAACGGCACTGCCTGGG